CCTATTGGACAAATCTTTGTTAAGCCTATCAATGTACGGCTGGATGCTCTTTGAAATTGGCTCCTCGGCCCCGCGAAGGTTGTAATCGTTAAGGAATTCTACACCATACACCCCATCGTCCGACAGGAACATCATGGTATTAGCTCTCATCACCACAGACTTTCGAGCCAAGCAGCCAACCTCTGAGGTTAACTCTGTCACCCTAGTGTCTAAAAGCGTTCCCTGTGTCCCCTTAATCTGGTGGATGCTATTTCTGTTGAGGACAATCAACGCATCGTCATAGAACCCGTGCATCCCAACCACATAGTCAGCAGTACCACCAGAAATACGAAACTGGTTTTCGATCTGGTCGAAGGTGGTGGTGTCAAGAATGTCGGATACGGCAATCTCATCTGTGATCTTGCGGTCGGTGTAGGTGACTGCGTTGTAAGCCCCAGACTGGTCGTAATAGTACGGAACCCACAGGCGGCGTTGGAAGTGAATACCCCAAGGCGCACCCGGTTGATGCATGAACCCACCGCCCTCGCTGAACCTGCCACCAAACTCAATTTGACCAGTGGAGCCACTTGCAGTGATATTTGCCACAGGCGCAAAAAATTTTATGTTTGTCAGCGTTGCAGACGACACTTGAAAGTCTTTTCCAACAATTGCAGAAAATTCTGGAACCGTGCTTTCGTAAACCCTAATAACATCACCAGCAAATACTGTATCATTGGATACGCCAAGGTTTAAGGAAACCTCTCCATTAGAAACCGAAACTTGGTTACCACTAGAGTTAAATACTTGTGGTTGAGTGTAAGCCCCGCCCGGAGAGAAGGTGAAACCGTCAGTCATGGTGGCGGCAGCCACCCCAAAGGTCTGTGTCTGACTTGTAGTAAAGGTGTATTGGAACTGGTCTTGAGTTAGACCTGCGCCAGAAAGAACCGTAAATGTTCCGTTGGCTGGAGTGCCACCAGTTAGACCAGCGACAACCACAGATGTTCCAGCCGCAAGCCCGTGTTCGCGGACGCTCATCGTAACGGTGGTTCCACTCTGTGACGCTGAAATAATTGGCCTGCCATTAGGATACCACTCCAACGCCTGCTTACCATCTCTGAATAGCATCACCTTATCGAACACTTGAATCATGTCGGTGTCTTCGCCCAAGGCAGTTCCAGAAGGATATGCGATATTCTCTGGAACATACAGGGAGTTAGCCTCGACCGCAGCCAAGTCAATCTTCTTAGCAACCGTATCCAACGCCACAATCACATATTCCTTGTTGTTGGAGTTGGGATCGCTGAACAAGCAGGAGGCTCGTACATTGGCGTTAGCTGCATCGTTAATCGGCATCTGGGAGAGTGTGCCAGTCCCGGAAACCGCAGTCACCCCAGTTACGGGGAAGCTTAATTGGTTCGCTGAAACATAAGTCAGCACCTTGTTCCCATTGTTGTTAGTGCCAGTAAAGGTCAGTCCAGCTACTACAGCATACCCACTAGAACCTACCTCAAACCCATGATTGGTAGACATGGTAATCGTTACCGCATTGGAGGCGTATGTCGCGGACGAGATGGTCTTGGCAACATCGATCAGGTAGAATGGCAACTGCAATGGCTCACCACCAACGGTCAACGCACCAGTCCTAGAAACCACCACCTTGCGTGGCTTCCAGTAACCCTCCATGCGCCCGTTCAAGGACTCCCTTACCTCTCCAGCCTTTAACTGGTTTAGCTGCAACCGCTGATTCACGCCAACAAACCCACGATCACCATCTTCGGCAATCGAGTCATCCAGCCCACCAGTAGACCGAAACTGCGACATTAGGCGCGGTAACCAATAACAGTACCAGATGTCACGGCAAAGCTGTTGATCGTACCACCAAGGCCAAACCCAGCAGGGATCGTAATGGTAATCAACTTGGAACCAGAATCCGTAAGGTTAGGCGCAGAAATGGCACTCAACACCGTGTCGTTCACAAACTGAACCCAACGGAACGGGCCTACAGCACTGCCACCAGCGTTGTACACTTGTCCACCGCCTTGACCTTGAAGATCGTATGAATCGCCTCTAGGCATAATATAAATAAAGTATCAACCCAACACCATGTCGGGCATGCTTCTCAAATGCGGAGGGAATCACCATGCGTCAAGGGGGAACTTGTGGGTGTCATTGACCCCCCATTCACCCCACTTCAGTATATAGAGGATACAGAGGATACAGAGGATACAGAAGAAGGATTGACAGGAAGGTGGAAACTGGGAAACATCAACCATCTCACCCAACGGTGAGTTGCCCCTTGCCCGGTGCTTGCCTTGTAGCTTAACGGACAAAGCAGCCGTAGTAAAATTCGGTGATCTGGGTTCAAATCCCAGCAAGGCTACGGCAGGAGCAAAAAACAAATTCCTGTGTAGCTCAGAGGCAGAGTGGGTGACTGTTAATCACTAGGTCGTTGGTTCGATCCCAACCGCAGGAGCCAAAAAAGAACCACCCACAGGTTCGCGTGCCGAGGACTAGTTGCTCTTGCAGAGGCGCGGGGTGGTAGCGTCAAATTGCAGGGGGAACGCCAACTTGGCAAGTTCCCATGCGGGAACATCGGGGGGGATCTGGGGGCTTGTGAGCGAAAATGCGCTAGTACGGGAATGTCGGCTTCGTGCTGCGTTATAGGGGGTAGTGTCGCGTGTAGTCCCCCTTTGGAGAATTTTTGAGGGGGGCTAAAACCGCTCCCCCTTTTTTTCGTCGTCGGAAAAATCGACCCCCTCCCCCCAGTACTTGTAACAATGTGTATAATGCGGAGTCCTGTTCCACGGGAATCCCCAGCATCTATCGGTGTTCCACGGGATTGGGTGTGGAATCTGGTCGCGCTGCCGTGTTGAGTTGCAGGGCGGACACAATATGTAGTGCCGCGATCGACCCTCGCGTGCGTGTTTGTGATTCTCTAGCGGAAAGCGGGAACGATTCCCCAGTCCCTATTCCCCTCCAATCCCCTTGATTTCCATCCCCAATTCCTACTTCGCGCCAGAATGCCCTACAATCGTTTTGACCCCCAATATGGGATCAACACCCACAAGAAAGCCCCAGACGCTGTGTGAGCGATTCTGGGGCAATCTAGAGGGTATCTGGCGCGGTTTGGTGGAAGATGTTGGCTGGATAGTCAGACGAACTCCTGATATTGGCCATTGAGGCGCAGGGGAAGGACTACATCGCGCCTGCCGTTGCGTAGCTTGCCGATCTTGATTCCATCGTCGGCTAGGAACAGCAGGGCATCTGCGTCCTGCTCGATAGCGCGTGACTCGCGCACCTGATTGTTGTCGTTGAGTTGCGAGGCTGAGATGACCGGGCATTGCAGATGCTTGGCTAGTTGCTTCAACCCTCCAGAGACTCTGGCAACCTCTTCTTCCCGTGACTCTCGGCTGGAGCGTGATCCACGAATGAGCTGCAGGTAATCGACCACAACCAGATCCAGACTGCCATGCAAGTCGCGGATGCGTTCAGCCTCGGCTGCAATGCTGTCTATGCTCTGGTTGCTGCTGGAATCGATCCAGAGAGGGGCTGAACTGATCTGTTCAACGCCTGTCTGGATCTTCTGCAATTCGTGTTTCGCCGCTGTCCTAGGCTGGGTTATTGACCCGTAGTTCGTGTGGGTCATGGTCGAGATTAAGCGTCCAATGACCTCATGCGTCATCATCTCCAGCGAGTGGATTGCCACTGGTCTTTGGTCTGCGATGAACTTGCTGGCGATCTGGAGCATGAGGACTGACTTGCCTCGGCTTGGCTTTCCAGCAATGACCCAGAACTCACCCGGTCGCATGCCGCCGCAGATCTCGTCCAACTCTGCGATGCCTGTACTCATGCCCGGCAATCCGCCAGAGTTGTAGTCGCGGAGCATGTTCGCAATGAATGCCTTGCTAGCCTTCTCTGCATCTATGCTGCGCTGCTTCCCGCTGACCACCTGCTGGAGACTCTGGAGTGTGGTACGGAACGAGTCGATAGCACTAGTGGCATCCTCGGCATCGGCAATCTGCCTCGCGGCCTGCTGGGCAAGCCTGCGTGCTTGAAATTCCTTGAGCGTCGAGACCCACTGCGTCCAGCCTGCGGGTGTGGGTGCGTAATTGTAGCACTCGACCACCTGACCGGGGCCGCCGATACGATCAAGCTTTCCAGCCTCGTTTAGGTGCTGGATGAGCGAGATAAGGTCATACTGGTTATTGTCGCTGGCTGGAAGCTCGCGGCAGGCTTCCCAGAGTGTCCTAGTGTCTGGGTGGTGGAATGAATCTGCGGTTACTCCGTCAGCGGCTGCACGCTTGAGCAGCGCAGCG